AATTCCAATAGCAGCCGCTATTGCAAGAATGGTAGTTCCAACTTTTGCAACTTGTTTATCGCCAGCCACTGTTGTAACTTTTGTCAATGCGCCAACAAATATGACAAATGCTGCCGCAAATGCTGCGCCGCGCTTCATTTCGCTTTCCGAAAGCAACCCAACGAGTTTGCATACTCCGACAAGCAGTACCATGGATGCAGATATCGCAAGAAGAAATCTTCCAAGTTTCGGCATTTCTTTCCCGCCAGCTCTTACCGCTAGTCCAAGTAGTCCAACAAAAGCTGCAAATGCTACTGCAAATGATGCACCTTTAATCATCTCCCCTTCAGAAAGTGTTCCGACGAGTTTGCATACTATAACCATCAGCGCCATAGCTACAGCCATTTTCTTAGCCATTTTTCCAAAACTATCTGCATTTGGACCTGCTATTCTTGCCCCAACGCTAAGAAGACCTGCAAAAATGACAAATGCAGATGCAAAAGCAGCGCCTTTAATCATCTCCTCTTCGGAAAGTGTTCCAACGAGTTTGCAGACGATAGCCATCAAAAGCATAGCAACTGCCAGCTTCTTCATACACTTACCAAACTCATCTGCATCAGGACCTGCTATTTCAGCCGATGATGCCATCACCGCAAAGAAAGCTCCCATTTCAACAGCAAGTGCTGTAAGCCCTATAAAACCCTGTTTTGCCTCTTCTGGATTCATTGAGCCAACAATTTTTACAACAGCAGCTAAGAGAAGTAATGCGATACCGATCTGCACAAGTCCATTTTTCAATCCCTCGATGCTTACTCCACCTTTATCAATCTTAGCGGAAGCTGCTGTCATATGGTCCATTGCAACAGATAAAGCAACAAGGATAGCTGATAATGCCGCAATTACGGCAACTGCGTTCCAAAGCTTGCCCATATCGTCAACCTGGGTCAACAGTAATAATGCCGCAACCAAGATAGCGATTGATATTGCCATTTTCTGAAAGGCTTTTGCTTTGAAGTCTGTGCCAATTCCTTTGAACATTTTCCCAAGTCCATTCAACGCATTCTCGGCACCTTCACATACCGATCCAAATCCGTCAAATGCACTGGCAATTCCTCCGATTGCATCTGCGATCTGCTTAGCCGCAAGCACAAGTGCTAATACAATTCCACCGGCAAAAAGCTTATCGTATGGCATATTTTTTGCGAAATCGGCGATCTTGCTACCAAATTCTTTCATCAAACCAAACAGTTTTGATCCGCCATCTTTAATACCATTGTAAAGTCCATCAACAACATTCTTACCGATTTCGTACATTTTACGAGATGGCGAATGAATATCAAGAACCTCACAAATGGCGTCGAGAATTTTATTTCCGATTTCCATCATCTTAGATGCAATGGAACCGGTACGATCTCCGATACCATTTACAAGCCCATCGATGATATATTTTCCGACCTCTTTCGCCTTGGGGCCTGCAAACCCTTCCAACTCGGATAATACATTTTTGAATTTATCAACTATCGCAGATCCTATTTTGAATAATCTTGTATCTTTTCCAAGATCATATAGATCCTTGAGTAGATCTGAAAGATTGATATGTTCAAGATCTTTGAATCCATCTTTTATCTTTGAGATTGCTTTCTGAACCTGTGGAAGCTGTTTAAAGGCATCTATTAGCTTTACTACAAACTCAAATGCCTTCTTAAGACCTTTCGCTAATAGCTCAAAACTTTTATTCACCAGTTCATTATTGTCAATAAAATTTCTGAACTGAACAATTGCATCGCCTACTCCTGCTGTTACATCTAAGATGTCTAATCCAAATTCTGATAAAAGTCTGGAAATAATCTTAAGTCCAAGTTTGAAACCACCACCGAAAATATCAGTGACTAGCTGAATGATAGCGAATAAACCTTTAAATGTTCTTGTAAGCTTATCAGCAGTTTCTTTATTCAGACTGAGATATGTAGAGAATTTATGCAACGCGGATATAGCATCATATAACTTCATGGTTTTAGTTGCTATGATGTCGTCTTCGGTTGCATCTCCCCAGAAAATATCATGCCATGCCTGCTTAATAGCACCGAAAACATCTATCAGTCCATTTGCGGCATTTTTAAACGAATCAATAAGCAGATTTCTTCCGCTTAATTTATCGACATCCTGTAAAAGTTCGTTCAGCGGTATGCCAGTCTTTTTTGATTGCTCGGCTAAATCACGGAACGCCTGTATTTCCAATTCCGTAAAACCGATTTCTTTAAGCTGAGCGTCAGACATCTCCATGAGCTGTTGTACAGATTCTGCCTGGGCTTCTGTCAGACCATCCTGAGCTTCTGTGAAATCGGTAGCATGACGTGTGCTATCTCCAAGTTTTTCGTTGACAATATTCTGAACATAAGCCCAGTCATAACCGGCCTGGGTTAGTCTCTCAACACGATCTTGTCCATTACCAAAATTTCCGCGAATAACCTCATCCGCAATATCCTGAAATTTTGATGTGGCGGCTGTCATTGCCTCGGTGGCCTTTGTGACATCGTTTATTCTTGTAGCCAGCTGTCCGAATGGACCTTTCATCACGGCTTCAACTATCGTGTTTCTTACATCAGCCGATTTATTAATGATATCACTAAAGAAATCACTGACATTCGTCCAGAGTTCTTTCGCCTCTTCGAAGTCACCTATGATTAGTCTCCATGTTGTCGTCCACCCAGAACCGAGCGCCTCTTTAAGTGTATCGATGAGCTGGCTGAATGTTTTGACCTTTGTTGCCGCATCCTCCGCTGTCTTTGCAAACTGCAGAGCATCTTTTATCTCATCTGCATTCTTGCCAGATTTCTCAGCCAATGCCTGTGCAGCCTTATCAATTGCATCAGCATTTTTGCCCCAGGCATCGGTCTCCTCAAGAGTCGCCTCTACAGCATCTTTTGATAAACCAGTGTATTCTGCAACATACTCAGTTGCGCCAGATGTAGTAAACTTCTTAAGAGTTTCAGTCAGAACCTGGGCTGTAAGCCATCCTTCGGACAATGATTCCCTAAAGGAACCCTTAGCTTCAATGGCCGCTTTGGCTCCGGTTTGCAGTTCTTCAGATGTTTTTGTAAGAGCATCCTGGAATACCTGACCACCCATACCAGCATTTACTACAGAGTTCCAGTCCATCAGCTTAATTGTTCCGGCTGCAAGTGCCTGAGAAAGCTGATACATTGCTACAGAGGCCTGTTGTGATGTTGAGCCAGATACCGCCGCCAAGTTCGCAATACCCTGGATAGCATTTACAGACGTATCCAGATCTACACCAGCAGCCGTGAAGGTACCAATATTTCTGGTCATTTCTGTAAAGTTGTAGATGGTTTTATCGGCATAGGTGTTAAGCTCATCCAGTGCCTTATTTACTCGCTCTACGTTCGTTCCTTCTTTTTGGGTATTGGCCAGAATAGTCTGAACAGCGTTCATCTGCGTTTCATATTCCGCCATACCATTTTTTATTGGATCTATGGTGATTGCGGAAACGATTCGCCTTCCAGTATTGACAGCCGCATTTGTGATATTGGCCAAAGCAGTCACACCAACTACCTGTAAGGCAGAGAATTTAGCCTGCAGTGTTTCTACTCCAGTACCTACTCCAGAAAGATCTATCTTTTTTGCAGCATCACTTAAATTTTCAAGCCCTTTGGAGGCACCAGAAAGATTAAGTTTTTGTTTAAGTTTCTCAAGTGTAGACATACTTGTCGCAACACCCTTTTCAAACTGGGCATTGTCGAATCGCATCTCTAGGACTCGACTATCAACAACATCGCTCATATCTTAGTTACCTCCCTCCAGGCTTCTTCTGCAATTTTGTCGAAAATTGGTTGGATTGCCGGATTAATATAATCTCTCCCTTCAACCCAACCTCCCGTTCCGGTTCCATGCCCGTACTGCAAAATGATTGCAATATTGACTCCTTTATTCACATTCGAGTTAGTAAAGACTAACTTTGTGGCAGACTTAGTCTCTTCAATCTTATAACCCCACGACCTTGCAGTAAGTCCGGTGTCTACAGGAGTCGCAGACGAAAGGGCAAGAACTCCCTCTTGTCCATATTTTCGTAATATGTTAAGTTTTGAAGTTTTCTTAAGCTGTGCAAAATATTGTGTAGCTTTCGAAAAATCGCCCTTTTGTCTAAAACTAATCATTTTGATTTTTACTCCTTAGAGTTTCGTTGTGAACGCAAGCGAGATCCATCCTGCGCCGCTTTTTAGCCTGCCCCAACCATTCTTTTCTTCAACGATCGTGAATGTGCCAATTCCGGTGTGCTTACCGGTTAAGGAATAATTCGTACCAGCACCAGTACGAATGCAAAGATCAGGAATGCCAACATATACCTGATATTCACCGCTATTCGCCGCAGGTTTATTAGCGGATGTACCACCGACATGGCTGAGAATTGTGCACCATTCTTTTTCACCAATATAGATCCATCCAGCACCGCTCTTCAGCTTGCCCCAATCTCCAGACACTTCTGTTATTGTGAATTTTCCCTTTTTGGTGTAGCCTTTAAATGTACTATCTTTTGTTGCCTTTTCACGAATGCTAAGATCATCAATGATAACCTGCACCTCAAAAGGTGTCTCCGGATAGTCTTCCGATTTAACGCCAAGCTTAGCATTTACTTCATTGGCGATCTGACCAAGCCGGCTGTAAATGTATTCTCCTGGGCACGCCTTATTTTTAAACCACCGATGAACGGTCATATTCTGCTTGTCTACCTGACCGATAAGAGACTTGTCCGCTCTCCATTTAAGCTCAGTAATTCCATTTCGTTTGCAAATATCGACACACAACGCGATAAGCGAATTATAGACTTTACTATTAATCGCATACGGATCAGTTCTGTCACTCGCGCATTCGATCGTGATTGCTCTATTATCATTCGATGAGCTCGAAGAACACCAAGATCTATCTCCCTCCGGAACAAATAATCCAATTCGTCCGTCAGTTCCAATGCCATAGTTTGCACTTGCCTCAGCGCTTGGATTACAAAGCCAATTTCCCATATCTTCTACCGAAGCCTGCGCTGTATAACAATGGATGGTAATTGTATCAATTTTGTGATTTCTCGGACTATTTCTATTCGGAGAAATTCTTGTATAGCTAACCAATGAACTATTACTCATGTCACTTCACCCTTTCGTATGTAATTTCTTCCTACGAGCCGCATTAAGCGCGGCATTATCTTTTAATATTTCCTGGGTACTCCTTTTCTTTGGAGGAGTATTTTTTATATTGCAAATTCTGATCAAAGTTATTAACCGATTTAGATGCCACTTTTCAAACTCGACGGGTATGTTTAAAGCAATCATCCAATAGTAAATAAGTTCAGATGTTATCGGATCTCCGTTTATCTTGGACTGTTGCTGTCTTTCACGTATGATTGTTGCTGTCATAGGAGCGTCGATATACTCATTAATTTTTTTAATGTTGTCATCCGTGAGGTATCGATACGCTCGAGGATCAACATTCTTATTCAGAGTCATGCAGCGCACATAATCGATATTTTCCTCTATTGTCTTTGCCGTCCCTTTATCGGAAATGAACGGTTTGCACCATTTCGATTCCCATTTTGAAAGAGAAATGAGTGAATGCTCTAACTGCAATGTCTGCTCTTTCATGGGCGGGACTTGTATAAATACCTCATTAACCTCATCCCATAATTCACTCTCATCCACAGCAGGTATAGTTATCTGAAGCATTTCTCACTCTCCACTTCTTTCGTTCTTACTCTGCTTTTGGAAGCAGGTTCTGTTCTTTGACTTTTTTTGACAGTTCTGCTGGCACAATTCCATTTACGAACTCTGCGGCAGCATCCGCATCGCCGATAAGTTCCATAAATAAGGAAGAATACGCCTCTGTCTGCGAAAATTCGGTGGAAAGATTCTCGGACTTTTCAAACCGTCTGCCATCTGGACTTTTAATACCATAGGCTTTCAAGATGAGATCTTTGAAAATCTTAACGAGAGAAGGTGTATCCTTAGCCGCAATAATATTCTCGATCATTTCGGCAAAGCCACCTGCCGTTCCAAGTTCCATCTCCATAATCTCTGCCTGTGACAGATTGAAAAAATGAACCTCTTCTCTTTCCACTCCGTTGTAGTCTTTGAATTTAATCTTTTTCGTTAACATCTATTGTTTCTCCTTTCGAATGTTCATAAAAAAAAAAGCCCCAGCTATTGTTGAAGGGGCTTTTTACTCATATCACGGTCGCTATACCGCTTTCATCATTGTCGCAATTTCATCCGGTAACGGAAGTCTTGCTTCTGTATCATCTTTTCCGTACAGAATATCTTCCAGCGCGGAAAGTTTCTTCGCATCAACTGTGGTAGAATCGATCTCGATAGATGCGGTTGGGTCAAATCCAGCAATAGATACCGGAGTTGTAGATAATGTCCAAGAGAATGTAGCTGCGTTTGGATCATTATTTAAGGAATTGTATTCCTTATCGGTAGGTGCCGCGAGTGCTCCATAAATGATATGGAGTTTGTATCCATGAGAATTGCCATCAACGTCATTGCCAAGAACAGTTCTATAGCAGAGACCGAATGCTTTTCTCTTCTGCTGACCAATTCTTACACCCTTGGCAAGTTCTTTCGAACCATCACAATCTGCAAATTCATCTGGATATGTATAGGCCTCAACGGTAGCTCCAAACTCTTCAGCAGACAGAAGATTAAGATACTTGATATCATCCGCATACATCGGAGATGCCTCGGCACCAGACGGATTCTCGGCGATAGATGTTACACCATTCCACGCGGCACCTTTCGGGTATGTCCCGCCGGTAGCCTGCGGATAAACGACAACGTTTTTAACACCTGTTTCGTACAGATGCTCACCAGTGTTATCCCAAACAAGTCTAGCCATGTTTAGTTTCCTCCTTAATTTAGTTAGATTAGTCCTGTCACGCCCAGCTTTAACGCCAAACAGCCCATCCGTGACAGCCCTCCAAATGCAGGACTAATAATAAAGTATTAATGAATCGTGATTTAATTTGTCAGAAGTGTAGTGACGATCGTAAGAACAATATTGAAGTCCCAACAACTTATCGATAACCGGATTGTCCGGCTTTTTGTCGACAACTATGATGTTGTAACGAGTATTTTTGAGATATGTGGAATCGTCCGCTTTTTTCGTGTCGATTCTCGATTTAGAATATATGATTGCGGGATAGTTAATTTTTAACGTTTCTGGAGGCTGGTAATACACATTCGTGCTTCCCAACAATGTTTCGAGAAGTACCTGCAAATCCATTCGTGTACCCACTACTTATAAACACCTCCAATGCTAAGTATCAAACGAGGATACTGTACTTCGACATCACTCACTTTCCATTTTTCGCCCATCCATTCAATATAAGCGATTGACGAGCAATGTTCTTTTAGATACGGATCAGCCAAAATGCTTATCTGGTTGGAAAGGCTAATGTCATCATTCACCTTTTCAGAGGTGTTCTGTCTTTTCCAATGAGTGCTGCTCACGTCACCAAAATATTTTCTTTCGATTATTTGGTCTTCTACCCATAATCCGGGTTCGATTTCACCTGTCTGACAGAATCCTATTTTTCCATACCATTTATTCATTGCTCGTCACTCCATTTTGATTTTTTTTTTGGACAAAAAAATTAAGCCGCCTCCTGAGTCAGGGAAGCGGTTTCGCCAACGAACTCGATTGCTACTGCACCGTATGGTTTAATCATTGCGCCAGAGCAACGAGTCTCGATAAGGTATTTCATTTTGTTGTAGTCGATATCAAAGTCGTCAAACATGTTGACAGAACCACCTTTGTCAGCACCAACATTGTAGTCGACAAGGTTTACATAGATTCCGCCCAGGATATGTGTCTTAGTAGAAACTTCTCTCTTAAGACCTTCCATAACCGGTACCGGAACGATTTTGCTTACGCGCAGTGCAGTTGCGAGTTTGTCGATAGTATCATAGATAACGCGTCCGTTGTTATCTTCCAGCAGAAGGCAATCGGTCAGCATATCCTCGCTGAGGAACATTGTCGGATTTCCGGAACCCTTGTAGTTCTTTCTGGATTTCTTGCAAGCCACGATAAATGCCTTTGCTTTTTCTGCATCCGTGGTATCTTTGGTGATTGCAATCTCAGATTTTACAGTATAGACATCATCGTCGGTCCAAATCGGACGAATGTTCTGCTCGTTGATTTTTCCATCAACGGAGCTGCCTCTACCATCTCCAACAAGGATTGCCCGGGCAATTTCCTCGTCCAGCATCATTCTCATTTCTGTTTTCAGCCAGGAAATAACGTCGATCTCTGTAATGTCAATGACATCATCTCTGTCCAGAGACTGGTGTTTGTAAACAGTGACCGGAGTCGTTGTACGTTTCAGCATAGTGAAAACTTCATCTTTTTTCTGGCTGCCTTTGATATATCCCTTTGCTCTCGCCTCATCCTCTGTGATATCTGCGAACACAGATTTGATTCTGGAGAACGGGGTTTTATGTACGGAATTCATGACATCAGAAACCCAGGTTGTATCTCTTTTGATGAAGCCCGGAGTATTTTCAAGCGTTTTTGCATCCGGGAAGAGGTAGTCAAGATGGGTGATATTGTGCTGCAGAAATGTATCCGCAAGGCTGCCATTCCGCTTTGCCTCATCCATAATCTCAACAAACTCGTCATGGGTGAGGGTGTTTTCATCATTTTCCATTTCATTTGCATCGAAAGCGTTGTGTTTCATGTTGTCGTTTCCTCCTTCTTCTTCGTCGTCTCCGATGTCAACACCTGCATCTTCAAGTGCTTTTCCGATCATCGCATACACGACATCTTTCTGTTTATCGGTGAAGCTATTGAATACATCGGCCACAGTTTCTTCATCATCACCTTCATCCTGCTGCTCATCGGAATGAGCGATAGCATCATCCTTTTCATCGCTGTGTGCAATTCCATTGTCTTCAAGTGCCTGACCAATCATGGCATAAACAGCTTCTTTCTGTTTATCGGTCAGTGTATTGAAAACATCAGCTAATGTTTCTTCTTTCTTGGTCTCTGCCACTGGTTTTTCTCCTTCCTTCTCTTTCGTGTCGGCATGTAACAATCCGTCAATATTCTCGATGCATTCTCCGGAGTAGATATAGCCCTCCTCATAAGAATCCTCGCCATGCATCATGACAGATTCGATAACTGCGCCTGGGTTGGCGCCGGCAAGAACTAAGCTAAGTTCACGGATAACTCCGTGGATTACATCACATCCCTGCTGTTTGAGCTTATTTGCGTAAATAGACAGGCGATTTACATCGCCGTTTTGAACAAGTAATTTTGCATTCTGGCCTGCCTCTGTATCATTAAAGGTTCCATATGCATATACTCCATCTTCTCTATTTTCAAGCAAGGCATGTCCCAAAACCTGATCTGGGCTATTATGCTGATGATTCCAAACCAGCGGAACAGTTACCCCGTCGCATTCTGCAAATGCATTTTTCTTGATAACTCTACCATCGGAACATTTCATATTCGCTTTTGTAGCCCAGCCGCCAAAATCATATTTGTCTTTCATTTTGATTTTGCCTCCTGTTCTTATTCGTATCGTGGTATTTGTGATATAGGCGTGTTCATGAATGAATCATTCGCACTCTCGTCATTTTCCGATTCGTCGCCAGAATCCTTGATTTGATCTAACGCACTTTCCGGCTGATTTAAATTACTATTGATGAGCTTATCCGCTTTCGGATCGTTAGATGGTTTCATTCCGACAATCTGTCTAATCTCGTTCGATGTCATAATTTCATTTCGAGTGAACTTATCAGCAATGTCTGCTATGTTATTAATCGGAACGAGCTTAAATGGGTCGCGGAAGAATCTAATTGTCTGCTTCTGAGATCGTGCAGTTTTTGTGAGAAACTTTCTTTTCATCTCATCAACGATCGCCGATATTATCGGTTCAATTGTGCGGTTATTGTAATTTAGAAGCTCCTGCTCATTAGCAGTGCCATCCAGAATTGACTGAGAAATGCCTAACTGACTATATAGTAAATTGGTCAAATATTCGATTTGCTTCATGAGATTATTGTCGAGAGAACGGTTTAACTGGGTTATTTTTTCTGTTCCATCAGCATAAGCGATTCCATACTTAGATCCAGCAAGCTGTTCCTCAATCTCCTTGCGTCTTTTCTCAGCTTCTTTTCGCCGAGCGTCGGATTTGATAACGTATGGAAGCTGAATAATAAGATCCAATTTCCCAGCTCCACTCTGCTCATCGACAACGTCAAGAATATTTAATTTTCTGATAAGACGTTGCATGGTGGAGTTATGTTCGTTCATAACGGCATAAAGTGGATTTTCAATAATGGCGACATCCTTCTTCGCCATGACAATTTCCTCTTTCTGACCTGTCTTTTCGTTATAGACCTTGATTTTAACTGTTGTGGGTCGCCACTCGGTTATCTTCCCAGTCCGCATACTTAGTATGTCGAAAGATGAGGATGAAGCTGGATCAATATTGGTATCAATTGGAACCAACGCAACACAGCCTTCATCGAGCATTGATAAAACAGCGTCTTGTATAAAGGCGCGTCCTGTTTGATCCAAATTCGCCTCAAGATTTAAGCAATTGTTTAGTGGTGAATCAATAACAGAAATAAAACGACCATTGTCATCTACTCGACAATGGTTGATATTGATTGAGGAAACATCCATCGCTATTCTATTATAAATAGAGGTGACTATAGTTCTCTCGTTCCCTCTTGTCAATTTAGGTCTATCAGGTCTCACAGAACTCCCGACACCCATATCGGCGTAATTATGAGTCGGATCACGATTCATAAAGGCATTCCAAGAATGCTTTAACCTTGTAAAAAAACTAACTTCCATTTTGATTTTGCTCCTGTTCTAAGCGGCTATTACTTTTTTAACTGCTTTTCTACCAGTAGCAGCAAGGGTTGAATCAATGTCCGAAATTCCCCTATTGAAAATTTCCTGCATTTTTAAATTTTTATTGATATATGCCTGTGTCTTCGTGGACTTTGTCTGAAGAGCGCGTGCTCTGGCATGATATTTTCCAGCTTTGTATGCGTACTTTTCAGATCTCTTCTGAGATACTAAAAAGCCGTACTGTTTCTTATCATATTTTGCAGATTTTCGATCAAGCTTGGCAGCCTTCACATCGTTCCGTAAAATCTGTTTATCTCTTTTTTTCTGTAACTTTGCATTTTTGCTTTCAAGTTTTGCAATTTTATTGAGAGATTTTGTTCGGTGGCCGTTCAGAGATGCAATAGCTTTATTACGTCCTTCAGAGCTGGTCGCCTTAGATAAACTTTTAGTGGCCCTACGGACTCCCCATTTCATTCCGAGGACGCCGTAGTGGTAAAGTTCATCGCTGTTATGTACTTCCATAATGTTTATTTCGCCTCCTCACCTATGATTATCTGTTTAGATACTTTTCAAAAGCCTTCCTTCCTTTTTTAATGTTTTTGGTAGTGGCTTTCTTCATCTGCTTCAAATTTCTTTTGACAATATCTCTTACTGGTTCGTTTTTGTAATATAAAGATGCTCCGGCATGGTTATATACATCTTTCGAAACTTTCTGAGCCTTATTATGCCGGTCACCTCCGACATAGTATCTCTTAGAAGTTTTCGCATGGAGTTTACCGTCAGATGTACGTTGATAAACATTATTCTGTGACTTTTTCTTGGAAATCCTTTTTATAGAAAATCCTTTATCACGCTTCCTGTCATCATCGTAATAGTAATGCCATGACCCATTTTTAAACTCTTTCCATGTATATTTGTGACTTTTATGGCATAAAGTATTCTCGGTCATACCTTATCTCCTTAATTCCTGCTAAAAATTTTATTAATAGCTTTACGCCCCTTCGAGATAGTTCCAGTAGCAGTTTTCACTGTTTTCTGTCCAATGCTTCCTCTTTTGTATATAAGATTATACACAGCCTTCTCACCTGCAGCTCTTGCTCTGCTTAGAACACCAACCGTCTGCGTGACTTTATACTTCCGTCTAATTATCGTATTTCCATTTCCTGTTATTCGGCTATTGGAAACCGGAGTAAGACGCATTCCATTTCGAAGACCTTTTGCATAATTTTTGCTTACAGTTTCTTTGAGTATCTGCTTGCTGCCTCTCACGGATGGATAGGCATGAGTGCTCGTCGACTCCTCAGTTTTTCCGATTTTGGACACCGGACCAGTAAGCTTATAAGTATACTGCCATTTTCCGTTTTTCCCTCGAACTCTCTTGATATATTTCCAATGTTCAAGTTCGTCATTTGAATTTCGCTTGATATTTCCGTAGTATCCAGCCATATCAAACCTCCCTACAGATCAATATTTTCGATAGCCGCCCGGATTTCCAGCATTCTAAGATACTCCCCCATATACCGTTTCTGCTCCATCAGTTTCGAAATTGGAACCGTGGGTGTAAAATCAAGAACCCCAGCTTCATTTTTAACTAGCATTTTATGCAGCTTATCATATCGAATTTTTGTCTGATAATATTCTGCTTTGAACCGATCTTTATAATCCTCACTGGTCATAAGATCAATTGTATCTTTTAACTCCATATTTCCTCCTATTCAAACGCGTCTTTATTTAACTTATAGGCAACGTAAGCGTCCATCAATGCCGCAACGCAATCGATTTTATTTTCTCTTTTTCGTTTGTATAATTTTCTATTACCGTTCGTATCCTCCATGGTAATGCAATTTCCCATGGCAAAGGACATGACTTCCTCATCGAACAGTAGCATTCGTTCTTCGGATAACGTTTTTAATTCCCCGAGTGGTACCGATTCTGTTTTTGCTCCCTGAATTACCTTTTCGATGCCGTACGGACCATTTTCAGTTTCCCATCTGGTCACAAACTCTTTAGCGTTATACGGATCAAAGCCAAATGCTCTAACATCGTACTGGCAGTCGATGATGTGCTTGTCCAAATCGTCATAAACTTCCATCATATCGAGAATTGCTCCATCGAGAACGATCAAGCTGCCCTCCTTCATAAAATGATCGTATTTTGATCGCATAGCGGGAGGTAGTTTGGCCAAGGTCAATGAAGATATATAGTTTCGAGTTTTGATTCCGAAAGTTCCATTTCTCAATGGAAATAAGAACGTAAACGCACAAAAGTCATCACCCTGAGATAAATCCGCACCCAAAGAACATGGAAGGCTCCAGTAGTCTCTCTTTCTGTGAACTCTAGTCTCTTCATATGCGAAGTAATAGGTAAATCCCTCCATTGGAATTCCAAAACGTTTTGCAAGTATATCATTTCTCGTTGCAGGAGCCTGTTCGGCTCTGTCAACATCAAGTTGATATACTTCGTACTTAACAGTCTTCCCGAGATTCGGATTCGCCTTGATCCACATAGCAGGATCTGCAACTTCATCTACTGAATCCAGCTTATACCACCATATCGAAACATGGGGATTGGTATACTCATTTCTAAGAATTTTTGATAATTCCATTTTGATTGTATCGCCACTGCCGTTTCGTACAGTTCCCTCTGAACTGATAGCGACGATCAAATAATCATCATTCTTAGAAGCGCCCTGTTCCAGCGCTCCAATTACATCCTCGCGGACATCTCCCGAAAGCCACTCATCTACGGTGTTGATTTTGCTATTAAGTCCCTGAAGCTTATCGATGCTCATTGGTCTTATCTCAAGCAAGGAACCTGTCAAGAAATTTTCAACACCCTTTTTAGTGCTCGCAAGTTTTTGCCGGTTGGCTCTGGAGCCTGTTGTATTCTGTAGAGATCCTTCTGTTAAAAATTTAAACAATGGCCCTCGTGATCTCGTGATTGAAGTTCTGATTGGAGATAATACTTCTTCCGACTGTTTCATCGTTGGCGCGGTTGTTACCTGATGGGTAGTCGTAGTATCAACATTCAAGAAATAACTCTGAATGCATGATGCGTACATGGACTTCGCGGCGCCTCGAGCGACTATCAAGTATTGCTTATTAATGAGCCGCTTTTTAACTGATCTTCTAACGTATCGTCCTTCATCTGGATCATATACACTTTGTTCAACAAAGTAATACCATCCGAAAATTTGTTCTGCCCAAAGTTTAAATGAATCAAGTAAGTGTAAATCTTCGCCATCAGTTAATGTGAGCTCATTCTCACAATAATTAATAAAGCCCTGGATTGCTTGGTCGTCATACCAAATTCCAGGGTTTGCTATAAGATCATCTATTCGATTCATTTCCATCTCAATTTCTTTGCAGATGGGGATTTCTCCTCTAATTACGGCGTCTCTGAAACGCCCATAGTATTTGGGAGTTGCAGTGTTTGACAACGCCATAATTTAATTCACCTACTTCTTACTCTTGTCTTCGATCCCAAGAACACCACTCACATATCGTTCACCATCGTATATGGCATCAGTTGCCGGAGGTTTATCCCAACCGGTAAAAGTACTTTTGCCTTTACCTACAACGTCTTTACCAGTTGTCTCGTACTTTTCAACATAGTCGAGAAGAGGTGTTGTCTTTGGGTCATTTTCCCGGGTGTATGTTCGATTATCTTTTATATCTCTTCCAGATTTATGATATGTAGAGTTTTCTCCACTTTTTTGCCATTTTTCGTAGTAATCATCCACCTGCTTTTTGGCATCGCTATAAGCCTTATCTTGTGCTTTTTGTGCTGCTTCAGCAGATTCTGCTTTTGACTTAGCCTCAGCATCGGCATTCATTTTTTTCTTAATTGATTCCTCCGCCATAAGACGCTTATTGACATCGAGAATTTCCTGTGTACTCTTCTTATTCCTGTTTTTCCAGAATTCTTCAAGATTGAAATCCTTTTTCGGGGTCTCTATTCCGAGCTGCTTTGCCAATTGCTTTCCGATCGCTGAATTGGCAACAGAACTATAGGCACTATCAACACTTTTAAACAAGTTACTAACATTGTTTATTGTTTTGGAAGCGGACTGCATTTTATCATTCAGATATTCCATTCCAGTTTTTTCATGCTCTTCAACTATTTTGCTTTTCAGCCTAGCCTCTGTGTCGATACGGTTGATACGCTCATTGAGTTCTGCAGTTGTCAGTAAATCTTTATTTTTATAAAGTTCTTTAGGATCTGTTTCTTTTAAAAGGTGTTCTCGCTTTGCTTCCGGAGACTCTTCTCGTTTAACGCCTTTTTTAAGATCATCAACCTCTTCTTCCATTTTTTTTAGCTTATCAAGCTTCTTTCTGGTACGTTCCTGATTTCGAAGTTTCTTTTTCTCTGTTTTAAGGTTTTCCACCTCCTTGTTATATCTCTTTTGTCCAGCTTTAGTTAGAGAGCCATCTTTATTCTGCCATCGCCTTACTCCCCATTTCTGTCCTTTGATTCCATGATGGGTAAGACATTCTTCATGATTCATTTTGATTCTCCCCCATTCAGTTCAGCCTCGAAATTAAGTCTCCACTCAAGTTCGGTAATCATCTGTTTAATAGCTTCGGTTACCGCTGTACTAAGCGGCGGATCAAAAAGTAATTTAACTTTGAGATAGACATATGTCTTAACGGACTCATAGTCATCGGTTCCTTCGAGAAACTGATCCCACGTCGCAGTTGTATCTTTAATGCTAAAACCATTTTTAGGACCAACTCCCATCTGCCTTAGAATCATAAAGACACTATTGATATGCATCGTGATTACTGTATCGAATACGTCATAGTCTTCTGTGATTCCAAGCATTTCCTTTACTGAAGTTAAGATACTTTCCATATTTCACCTCCTATATTAGTGCTTCCATGGGCAAGTATCGTTTTTTCTTCTTTCGGGTACTTCTGCCGCCAGAAAACTGTCATCTCCATAGTGAATTGCATTATGCGTATCATGCGTAACACAAACTAAATACTCTGGATTTAGCAAATAACGAGATGCTGACTCTATATCATTTAAGGATATCGGATTCATATGGTGTATAAGTATTTTTCCGTATATTTCATATCCATCAAGTCCAAGATCACAACCGTTATCTCTCATGATGATTTGATTTCGAATTCTCTTCCATTCTTCAGATCTATAAAATTTCTGATTTGCATACCGATCAAAACCGAATGTAGCCTCCCCAACTTGCCCATCTAACCGCAAATACTCAAATCTTTCTTTGAACGTCGGCAATTTTATGAGTTCCGAATATTTTCTAATGATATGCGGTTCAATCTCTATACTCATCAGGATCACCATAACCAGAATAATTACGCATAGCCTTAAGTGCATTTTCGTAGAGAACTTTGACCTCTTCTGCCGATTCTGCAGCTTTTGTCTTTGCGTTTAATAATTCCGTTTCCTTTTTAAGTTTCTCTTTCTCAAGTTCTGCCTTCGTCGTTCCAAGTTTTAAAAAATGAGTGATTACCTGAGAAGAGGCAGTTCCTTCTATAAGCTGACGCTCTGCCAGATCGACTGCAAGAGCTATCATCTGGTTCTCACGAGCCTCTGGAGATAATGCCGGTCTCATCTTCTTAGATCTTTCGGATGAGTTTGACGTTACTTTAGGCATTAATAATGCCTCCTCTCTAGTGATTACTATTTGTTTCATCTGACTTTTTGTCAGTTATACGATACTTAATAGGGTCCACAATAGCGCACAAAACCAGATTATTACGAAAGGAGAATTTATGTACCATTAAATCAAAGCAAAAGAAAAATGTAGCGCCTACGCCATCATGGACTTTATTAAATACCGTATAGGAAAGGCCCTGGAGGAACCAAGGCCCAAAATATCAATTAACCCGCCGGGGAAAATTTAAAGACCCGCGCGATGCAGGAGGGGGTGCATTTTTCGCAGACCCCTCCCCCCTTGTTTAGAATATAAAGGGTATCTCGTGTTTTACTTTTTTATATATTCCGAGCGGATTATAGAGAATGATTTCATCAATTGCTCTTTCGATTTCTTCATCCTCTTCTTTCTGTGACATGTCATCGCTAAGTTTGGCAATTCTGGCTAAATAAGCTAAACTATAGTAACCTTTTTCCTCGTCAAACTGTCTCCAAGAAGAGAAGTCTTCGATGGGATCAAAAGGATTATCGATTGTTGTCAACATAACTTTCGATTCTGTCATCAATTACACAACTCCTCTCAAATGTTTACTAATTGTTGATGGTGAAACACCAAGTTTCTTTGCAATATCATCTAATGTATAATTAGATGCTGCCATTGCCTTAGCCCTATTTATCTGAGCCTGACTCAAAGTATTGACAAGTTTTGGTGTTGCACGCTGACGAAGCTTGTCAATGTCTGTTGCAGCAAGAATTCTTTTCAAAGTGTTCTCACTTATTGCTCCAGCTTGAATTGCTTCCCATTCCTTATCAGTGATCTCAATGTTTCTATCTCTTCTTGAAATAGAACCAACTTCCTGTCGATATTTATTTAATGCCTGCTGACTCAGTTTTCTAAGTGTTTCACCTTTAAGTTCTTCTCCATTTGCTTCGAAGTAGGCTTTTTTCTTTGTTGAAATCTCAGCATTTGCTTTTCGCTGAGCTGATCTTTCTTTGATTTTATTAAGATCTGAGTTATCAAGCTTATCCATGAGAGATTTAACTTCGGTTGCATATGTTTTCTTTGCCGCTGATGAATAAGGAATCTTTCCTGTATTTACCATCTCAATACGCGCTCTATTACCAAGATTTTTCATATCATTTGCATAATCGGCATAAACAAGCTCCATGGCATGTCTATACTTTGACACAAGACTATAAGCATCATCGGTTTCCGCCATCTTTGTGCTGACCTGTGTACGTTTCTTAAGCCGATAATTAATAGTTCCATCTCCGCTGGTATAAGATACCTCCCCAGTAATAGGATCTATTTTTTCTACCGGATTGTACTTTGCATATGCTTTTTGATCTTTAACATCGTATTGTATGGTCTTTCCGGCAGCAGTTTTAATAGTCATGATACCGGTCTTCTTATTGTATGTACGGTCTGGATAGTATAAATCCTCCGCCGTCTTCCATATCTTAGCCCCATCTGGCCTAGATGGATCATAGTCTTTGCTACCAGGGATATTGATGTGATATGATCCCTGTCTTTTATCAACACTTGCCTGTCCTTTTGCTCTTGAAAGAATAGTAGATGCTCCACCATAAACTTCATTACCATTTTCATCGATATGGGCCTGATATTTTTTCTTAAGAGCAGCAATATTATTATCCTTTTCGCTTGCTTTGTAGTCGAGCTTATGCTTTTCAGCATCAATGACAACCATGCTATGCTTGACCGCGCGGGCAAGCTCGCTGTCGGTTGCACCGGCAAGGGTCATATCTGTGATAAGATTCGAAATGACCCCCATCTGAATCCCAGTATTCTTCATCTTTGGATACTCGTGACCATTCCGATAGTAATGCTCTGTTCCATCGGCATCGACCTTGATTGTTCCGCCATAATCTAATTTAGGGTCAAATCCTTCAAGCTCCTTGAGAGGCGGCTTGTTAAGAATCTTTACTTTTCCTTTTGGATCATGAGTAGGAATACACATTGCAGTATCGCCATCAAAGTCAGCTCCAGACAACTGATCCGCTATTTTGTGATTAATTCCGATAGCATCGACAACATCAGTGCCAAGAATCTTTCTGGCAAGAGCATTTTTGTTATTAACTGTAAGGATCGGGATTTCAAAGCGCCCACCATGCGGATAACGAATGAGTGCAAGCTTAGTTCCGTTCTCATAGTTTGGAGCATATACTTCATTGTCTTTCAGCGTGTTGATTGGAATGATTACATGATATCGTTGCCCGGGAAGAGCTGCTGCTTTTAAATGAACTGCCGCCGAATCACAGGAATCCGCAAACTTCTCAAGCATATGCTTTTTGATCGTTGGATTAGTGATTGACATGTACTCATCAAATTCGGCAAGCTTATCTTTTTTGGCAAGATCAAGCTGTTTCTTAGCCAAGGAAAGCGACTGCTTAGCAAGGAACTGAGATGGGATTGCATTTGCCCATTCATCCCAATCGCCTTCGTCGGCTCTTTTATTAATAAGACCGAGCTTTTCTTTACCTGTTTTCTTATCCGTATACCAGTATTGACCACCTTTGTCAGCGTCTTTGATGGCAGATCCGAATGGATTATCAGGATCATCTTTCTTAATAGGCTTAAGAACAGTGCTTGTCTTATCACCAAGGGCTGGAGTTCCTCTTTTCTTATTCGTATTGAATACAACATCTACTCCGTCAGGCATATCGTCAGAATATACTGCCATTCCCTTAAGATAATGAGTTCCATCCACAAGAATACGGACCTGGGAATATCTGGAATCACCAAGAGATAAATCCTGGCATCCTCTTCGAAGCTCGATTACACCATCTTTATCAACGCCTTTAAATCCATCTGTACCGACATCATCCGCATACCGAACCATAAGTCGCTTAGAGTCAAGGCTCGCAGGATATGTGAACTTTTTGTGAAAAGTCTCCCCATCATTCTGTGACTCATAGTCATCGATTGTTTTTACTCTGCTGTAATCATAAATTTCTTTATGCTCTGTTCCTGGTTTACAAAGAACTTTCTGAATCGTCTGCTGTCCTTTTGTGTTTACCTGTGGAATACCGCCTGTATAAACAGGGCAACCTTCAGCTTTTTCAAGATAATCGAGTGCTAAATTCAGACGTTCTTTGGAAATACCAAGTGATACCTCTACTCCAGAAGTTACATCGATCATACCTTTCTCGTTAAGCTTTTCTCTGAGAAAGTTTACAGTATTCATCGCCTGATTCATCCGATCTTCTGAACTCGGATTCAATAGAGATCTTACAGTTGACTCTGATAAGCCCATCCGTTTACCAATCTCCGTAGCTCCAAGCCCATCAGCCTTTAATGATTTTGCTCTCTGAACTTGATCCAGTCGTCTTTCATATCCAGCCCAACTCACCTGTCTACGATATTCTGTGGAGGTCAGTCCCATAGACTTTGCAATTGCATTATCGCCGGTCCAAACTTTTCCCTCGTCATCTGTATATGTAAAACCAGCTTTTTTAAGTTCATTGATTCGACCAAGAAAGTCGCCGGAATGCTGATATGGATTCTCTCCAGATCCGTAAGGATATCTTCCGCTATGCCGAGGGGTTCCATAATGCTCAAGATAATCATTTTCTTCTCTATCCGATATGCCAAAATATGACAATATCTCGTCTGCGATCGAACTCATGTTAATATACCCCCTCGCTTACTTTATCCAGAAACTCGCTCTTTCGAACGATTTCGTCCATCGTCTTAAGAAGCTCTTCCGTCGTTGGCTTGTGATATAAAATCTCATTGTTCTGATAGATTCTGAGTTCTTTATCGATTTCTCCAGGTTTCACTTTGTATTCCAAACAAAAAAGAGCAGCGTATACGATTAACTGCTCCATCTTTGCTGGCTGAGTTCCAGACTTATAGTCGTGAATTCTCAGAAAATTATTTCTGAAAGAAATCGCATCCGCTGTTCCAAAACAATGGTTTGAATAATATAATGGCTGTTCCGGAGTAAGCTTAAATCCGATAGCATCATTAACATAATTCAAAAAATTCTCATAGATACGATCCATATCAATAACATCTCTAGGAATTCCATCACCAAGAACATGCGATAAGATAGTTAATCTATCTCCTTTTTTAAGTTTTAAATTATTACGAATAAGTGTTTCTGCCAATTCATGAAGAGACGTACCCATTGCCGGGGCATATATACTTACTCGTTTTTGAAGTAATTCTTCTTCTGTATATTTCAGCCAATAAGGCTGTGAGGGTGCAAGGAATGCGTGTTTACCTCTAAGATCCGAATGGTTATTGAAAATCATTGTAGATAATCCTCCTTATTCGTTGAATCTTTGTCGAAGCTCAGCCATCACCTCATCCTTATTTTCAGGATAGATAAATGCTGAATGCGACATTTTGTTCATCTTATTCACGTAATAGTCCTGATTCGGCTGGTGCTTAGCCGTCGCGCATTTCTTTACCTCGAGCGTGCTCCATTTATCTCTATAGAGAATGAGCAAGTCAGGCACTCCCTGTAAATATGAACTGTCATTTTTCAGTACCATGCATCCTGGGAATTCTTTTTTTAATTCTTTGATAAGATTTGCCTGAAATTTACTCTCTAACATAACGGAGCCTCCTTAAAAACATATGGGCCTTCTGGGTCACGATCCCAGGACCTTCCGGTTATGAGCCGGATGCTCTAACCAACTGAGCTAAAGGCCCAAAATATAAAGAAGCTGCTCTGGCATATTTTCGTTTGGCGACTGATGTTCTCTATCTTTCAAAGCGAAGGTATGAAATATAAACGATTAAAATTCACGGATGGGAGGAAAGGTAGCCCAAATTCCGCTACAATATGCCAAAATAAAAAGTGCCAACAAGCAACTTCTTCTCATAAAAGGGTATGTTTTTAAAGCGCACGGGGTAGGTGGTGCGTAGGATGTGAATATAGATTTAGACTTAATTACTCGATAAATTCGAAATGATATCCGAACTTATTAGAATTAAATGGATAGCCGACGCATCTGCTGATCCTTGATCTACTAAGACCAATGCATTTGCTGGCTTCAGATATCGAGTCGTAGACTTCTCCTGTTTCCACGACTCTAATTTTCTTACCCTTTGTTTTCGGCTCTAAGGTAAGATTGTTTGCATCGACATGCTTTTTGCTTCCATCATTATAATGAATATAAGATGACATGACATCTCCATGCAAAAATGATTCAGCGACCAATCGTGATACTTTTTTCTTTTGCTTTTTATGATTCTCATAAAGGTACACCATAGCATTACCCTGAAAATCATAAGAAATAGTTTTAATGCGACCTGTCTTTGAGTTTTTAACTCTTCCAGCATCACTAACTTGATATACATCGCTGGTTCCAACGGGTTTCCACTGTTCTTCTTCCACTCGCTCCTCCTTCCGAATATTCTGGTTATTTGTGGCGAAATAAAAAGAAGAGGTTTATGTCCCTCTCCCTCATAATAGGCTATGTTTTTTTCGCGAATAAAATAAAAGGGCCTGAGTATTTAAACCCAGACCCAAATATTTCTTATTTTTCAATTGCAGGATTAAATGTGCATACGCCCGGATAATATTTTTCAACAATATTTTTAAATATCATATATTCTTTCGTCGTGCATTTTGTGACTATCCGATAACCGGTAATTTTACCATCAGGTGTTCGTCTCTGATATATCGCATGGCAATACGCCGCATGCGGATAATCGCATATGGCGCACATCATTCCATCGATTCGTCCTGTAATATAAATCGCAACAGCCTCATCCTGTATTTCATTGAGATTAATAATAGTACTAAATCTTTTTACTTTCATAACATATTTCTCCATTCCAAAATATCAATTAACCATAGATTAATTCATTAATGCTACATTTCAAAGCTTTCATAATTTTCAACAAATTGTAAACTGTCGGAATAGATTTCCCGGTGCAGTATCTGCTTATCATAATTGACGATATACCAGTCTTTCGTGAAAGCTCATATTGAGTCATTCCAACCCTCATAAGCTTGTAATATAATCTTTCAGAAAAACGCTGATTGAAATCCTCCTCTGACAATTCAATGCCTTCGGTTTCATCAAATATAAGATAAATGCTTCTGCTCATGAAATCATAAATATATCTTTTGCCGCCCCCCGTCTTTAGTGCTATTTCCATTTGACCACTTGGATACCAATCAACAATATCTTCCGCAAGTTTCGGATACTCCTCGGTGAAAGAATCAAATACAGGACCCCAATAATCTTTTCCCTTTTTCATTTTGCTCGCCTTTCTCATGATTTATTTTCTGCCGTACAAAAATAAAAAATTTTCCTGATGCATATTTCATTTCAAAGTAAAAATTAAACTCTATTTTAATTTCTTAAAGTCTATTTTAATTTTTTCCCTTATACAAAATAAGAAAAGCAAAATTTTTAGCCAAAATAATTTATTGCCGTACAAAAATAACCCGTTTTGGGCATTTATTGCCGTACAAAAATCATTAGAGCCGTATTTTCTGCCGTACAAAAATATGTATCACTCGTCATAATTTTCCTCTTCTTCGTCATACCACTGATCGAAAATATCATCTCCAGAATCATTTTTAGGTTCTTCCGATACTTTATAACGAGTAAGATTTCCCATCGCGTTTATGCTTTTTATAACGTATTCCGTTTGAGTTTCTCCGTCAAGTTCACACAATTTCAAAAATTCGTTGTAAAACTCCTCGGATACTCGGATATCTATACGTCTAGTCTTCCTCTGTCCTTTCGCAGGTCTACCACGTTTTCGTTTTATCTCTTCCAAGATTATCTCCTTTTCGCCAAAATATCAATCCTCCAATCCAAACACAAGTCTCACCACAGAATCTGCGGTATCGAAGCATAGATCACGCGCCTGGTCCCATACATCTCTACGAATTTTGTATTCTTTAAGCTGTTCCTCATATCTCTCGAGTTCCAACATTTTGTCTTTGTATACACAATATGGTAAGTTTTTTCCTTCCCTTGAGTTTAATAATTCGGACAATCTTTCTGCTTTCATAAACAGTTGATGAATCTCTTCGCCGCACTTTTTATATTTTTCACTCACGGCAAGCCTTATTTGAGTATGGTATAATTTGTCAATCGCCTCGTCTCTCGTCATAAAATATTAATCCTCCAATTAGTCATGTCTTCCAATTTCTTTACCATCGACAGAAATATGGAAATCAAAATCTTCATCCTGAATATCTTCCCAACTTTCTTTCGCACCCGAGTTTATGAATTTCCGCAAAAGTTCTGGGATTTTGTCAATAAAATCCTCGAGTTCATCAAGATCTTCGAGCTGATCATGGCCATACAGTCGATCAAGATTCCCTTTCTTCACACCCCTGTAGCATAAATTCCACCCGGATCCAGATCCGCTATCAATAATTGTGTATAGGCTACCATCAAAAATCACAGTAGCATTCATATCCCAATAATATCCATCATTGTATCCAGATGATTTAATGACATTAATCTCTTTTCCATCAATAGTTTCTTTTAAAATCATAACTATTTCTCCTCTGATATATTACATAGTTTGTTGCAAATTTTGTTGAGCTGATACGTCACACAACCAAATATAAATACGCTTCTTTGATAAATTGAATCCTCAAGTTCTATAAAAAAAAAAGAAAAGACCCAACGCATTTTCAGCGCTGAGCCTTAATCTCAATTAAGTGATAGATAAATCGCCACTTCAAGATTTTTCACATATCCATAGACGTCGCCATATTCGGTAATATCCGACCGTAATTCAACCTCATTGAGCCACATGTCTTTGGCGTTAGCTATTCTCAACGGTTCCCTATGTTTTTCACAAATAAATTTAGAATATTCTAAATCATATCCATTCTTTCCAGGATATAATTCATAAAATTCTTTATTCCATTTTTCATACATAGGATTAACCAGATCGACAAATACATTTCGCCGTGCCACGAACTCCTTAATAAGATAATTTTTAACCTGCTCTCTTAATACCGAAGCACCCAATCCTTTAAATGTGAAATTAGCTACCATTGTCGCCATAATATAATCACTCCTTTCATTAGAGTCTATGTAAATAACGCGGCTATTCTTTCTGCCCATTAAGAATCTTTAAAATATCATCGAATGATTCCAAGCAAACACATGACCTACCTTCGAGTATAAACTGAAGTGTAGCCGCTGCGACCGAATTATTCGTATAATAATAATCTGGGCAATTTGCTGATCCGTCAAACCAGGCCACTGGCGGTAAATGAAGCATTCTGACTAGGATATTCTGCGTATGAAAATAAAACTCGTACCCATTAAACATTGGACGATATGCGGAATAGGTGCAACCAGGAACTTCGAGAAGACGCTTTTCATAGTATAGAAACTCATCGCTTGCTTTATAGCACATGTAAATATCGATGATCATGTTTTCCATTCCTTTCCTATTTATTATTATCTCCCGAATATCTTTTGCGAAGTATTTCCTTGTATTCGTTAAACCACTCTTCCACATGGCAAACATCTATCTTGATTGATGTACCCTCTTTGGTTTTATAACTATCCCAGAAGCTGTTATCGATTTCCTCTTTAATATTGCAAATTATTTCTTTGAGAGGAACCATTTGCGTAATATTATTCTTGGGTATAATCTCAACTATAAAGTTGCCACTTTCCACATACTCCATCTGAATAATCACCATATCTCTATCCCCATCTTTCCTATGGATTGGATTATTGATATACTGATCTGACCAAACCTCAATTCTCGAATCTTCTCTTGTCTTTATCATAATTTTATTCCTTTCTGAATGAATTTCTTCCTATTATAATAGGATTGAAATATCAATGATCGGTTATTTTCAGAACCCCTCTTTCCTCAGCAACTAAAATAGTTGCCAAAGCCATAAGTGTTACTAACTGGAATCTGTTTTCTCCACGCGGAGGATAATAAATAAGCCGCATATTATTTTCTGCTGCTTCATATGCTTCTCTTAGAAACTCCTTTTGGCAGTCCGTCAGAGGAACACACCAAATTTTTTCAACATACTCCACAATATCAGTCTTCATTCTTTTATCCTCGCTTCCGCGCCAAATCTACAGTGCACAACGGCATCTTCAAAACATGGTTCCTCTGTAAAGTTTCTTTCTCGCATCCCGACATGTATTTCGATATCGTATTGGTCCACATTAATCGTGCCGCCGTATTTTTTATTTATAAATTCGGCTATTATCTTTTAAACATTCTCCTCTGTAAGCTCGATATCTATATATGTATTAACGTTCATTCCACATCATCTTCCTTGATTTCTGTTGACTGGTCTGCAATGTATCACAATGCCATTTAAAGGAGTTATGATTTCATATTCATATTGGTGAATATCAATGTCCGGAATATTTTTCCGCATCTTTTCAAAAAGCATATCCGAAATATCATCGGCTGTAAATTTGATAATCATATCACTAACAATTTCCATCTTCATTCCTCCTGTAGTCTTCCACGTTGAATCCAAAGCACCATTTAATCATTTTCTTCTGAAACCAATTAAAATGATAGTCTACGAATATCAAAAGGCTATAAGTCTCTCCAATTTTTATAGTAGAACCATTTATAATATCAGGTTCTACTGTCCCAAGATGATATCCATGTGTTTCCATAAATCCTCCTATCGATCCATATAAATATCAAGCACTCCGAATTTATAATGGCAATCTTTATTTTCTTTGCTCATATCTTCAAGAATTTCGATAATAAATTTGCCAAAATTAGATCCTTCTTTATAATAAAAATTTAACATTTCTGCCGCTTGGTATGTAATAAATCCCATTGCACTTGAATCAGTCTTCGTAGCTTCGATTTCTAATGGAATAATTTCCTCATCTTTTAGATTAGAAAGCATTTCTATTATTTCAGTTTTTCCAAGCCCTTCATCGATTGGCTTCTCCTTTAAAATAACATCATACTTATCTTTCATATGCTAATCCTCCTATTCATCCCCAAATATATTCAAACAGTCCATAATAGCTGCTATGAGATTCATAAATGCAACATCAAACTTTTTAAATATGATACACAACATGATGCATACAAGGTTTGCTACCAGCAATATTTTCCACATTGTCTTTTCCATTATTTTAGCTCCTTCTCAAAATCCCGATAACATGTGCTCACCTCATTCTCTGCATAATAGAGATTATAGTCGTTCTGCTCAATATACCACCACAGTTTTGTATGTCCGAGGCGGAGATAGTCCTCAAGATAATGTTGTTCTTCATACTTATCATCAACCAACTGTCTGAAGCTTAGCTCGTCGATTTCAGAACTATTCTGCACGAACATAGCAATATCCATAATATTGGCGATGGTATATTCTGCTGTTACAACAAATACTGCACGAACGATCTCATTGCCGGTCCGCCGAATATGCGAAAGCTGATCGATATTATTTGCGTGATATACCACACGATAGCAATCATAAAATGGGAAAGTCGTTTCATCAGTCATATAACTGGTGTGCATCTCCACAGGTATTGCAACCTTCTCCCCACCACCAGAAAAATGATCTCTTAGAGCAATATTAAATAGCTTTCGATACCAGTCGACGTGCTGCTCATAATTATATAGCGGGTCCCCACCACCAGATATAGAAATAATATTGCAATGATGATTGTATAAGGCATATGAAAGTTTATTCAACCCTTGCAGTGTTGTCTTTGGAATATGCAGATTATTTTCCTTAACAATGCAGTAAGGGCACTTATAGTGACACCCAAAATTCGTAATAACGCTCATATATTTCAAAATTTCCATACTTGACATACCTCCTACTCTCGCTTAACATGAACATGCCGAATAATGGTTCTGAACTTCTTTCAGACATTCCATCATCAATCCATAATCTGTAAATCTATCAATGTTTTTGATGACTGCCGTGCTGCCGCATACATTAATAAAGATATATTTTGCATTTTCACAATAATCTACAGTCACACGCTTGCTATTCGTGCATTCATTGGCTTCAAACATCTCATTCATCTTTTTAATCCAGTTTTTCATTAGAAATCCCTCCAAATAATTAATTCAGAATATGGCCGATGGGTAAAAAATCTACCATTTCATAAATGTCCATCAAAGTATCAAAAGTAAATGTTATACTTTTACGATTCGCTTTTAATTCTCTTCCAAAATCTTTTTATCCCTCATCTAATTCTCCGAAAAGCTCTTCGTATTTCGCAAGATCCGACTTTATCAATAGTTCCTTTACCTCATCTTCCGTCAGAACCTTACCGCATGTCGATACATCTTTTTCGTAAGTCAGAAACCAATGTCCTTTTTTAGTCTTATACAGTTTTGTGGATTTGGCGCTATATAAGACATTTCTCCCAAGAAAATATCCAGAATAGTTATATTTGCATTTTTCTGAGATTAGCTCCATTTTATCAGTGTCGTATTTTAATTTATCAATCACAAATATCATATTTTCGTCCCTTCTCGTCTGTTGTTACAGAATGGCAAGCTATACAATTTCGGTATATTTTTGCTATTAGTCCAATAATTCTTTGTCAATAATCTGAAAGTTAGCTCTATGAATATAAAGTGCTTTTCCGTCAATCATTAATTTTGTCGTTTTCGGCAGATCTTCGCATACCTCGTAATATACGCTATCACCAGAATAAGCACAGATTGGATCACCAAGCTGAGACTGGATGACGACTACACGAGCCTTACCAAAATAATTCTTAAATCTATTGACAACGCTTGCAATCATAACATTCTCTCCAAGACTACCATCAGTCTTACTATCGATCACTTCTGGACTTTGAAAATCCACATCAGAATTTAGTCCTTTTTCCGCAAAGATCATTGTAGTACCGCAGTTCTCCACTTCTTTGCCGTCAATTGTAACCGTAACTACGCTGGATAATTTTTTCGTATAGCCCCAACTGCCGTCTGAATACGTTTCTTCTTTTACAACATTTGAGTCCAAGTCAATTTTCTGCCCACTCATATCCATGAATTTTTCGCCTTCATTCGTATAAAATGAAGCATTATATGTATTACCAGTGATAGAACCATTGAGATCGTTTACTTCGCTATTCAACCCTTCACAACCTGTAAGACAAGTCATTAAAATAGATGCTGCTAAAATTCCTGCTACTAATTTTTTCTTCATGTATATTTTCCTCCATGAGAATTCCTTTATTATGTTCTTTTCGCGTTGTTTTATCGCCTTTTTTTTTCATTCATTCTTTTCGTTATTCCAGACATAACTAACATGAAAAATATCACGACGTATTTCAGTAACCAATATCAATGGTTACAAAACAAAAGAGCCCTTATTCAGGACCCTACTCGATATCTTTCTCGGATATTACAAATTGGTCTCCGGTGTCTTCCATCTCGATCAGGTATTTCCCCGTATCTTCGAACACTTCTAAGATAATGGCATACTGTCCTCTGAATCTAATCTCGTCTCCTTCATAAAATATCATTTCTTTTCCTCCTCGTTATAAATTAGTTTAATCCCGCGTGTATCTGGAATTTTGAACGCCTTAATAAGCCGACCACACTTAGGGCATCTTTCAGGACTGATCGCTGATTGATGTATATAGTGTGCTTTATGAATATCTCCATCTTCTGCATCAGCCGCATATACTTTTATTGGCGGTTTAGGATTATAATCGTATTCGAAATGTTTGAAGATGTACCCACATTCACAAACTGGTTTAAAAGTTACTATCGCCATATGTGTTCCTCCATTCGAGCTTTTTCAATTAACGCATGTCCCTTTTCAATGCCTGCTTCATATCCTTCAGAATATCCGCGACGAAATATAGCGCTGTTTTCTTCAGCAGTAATCAATTTTTCAGAAATATCTTGCCCATACTGCCTAGTCATTTGTATTAGTCGAATAGCTTGTGCAAGCTCTTCTTTGCTGACAACCGTATAGAAATTACTACGGATGAACTCGTCTATAGTTTGAAATATAAATTCATCAAGTGTTTCGGTGACCGACATATGTACATTATTGATGGTTTTCTCAACCTCGCGAATATAGTCGGCATCCGATGCTTTATTAGAAATATCCATCACTTCTTCTCCTCCACCATTAAAGAGCCATCCGCGTTGTATCTCGGACAAAGACTGTTTAATGAATTTTCGTCATATACGAGTAAATAGTGCACACCGGTCTGCTCATCAACATAGTCAGCAAGTTTATTTGTCATCCCGATTCTCCACATTCCCTGACTATCATTTTCTCTGAAATAGAACGAATTGGCATAAACACCAGTTCCACATCCAATCAGCATTCCAATAACAAGTCCGATTACGCAAAATAACATAATTCTATTTTTCTTCATTTTTTATTTCCATTCCCTTTCTTATTTTTATAAAGCATATGCAATTCTTTACTAGGGCTATGTGTCTTAAATATCCTATGTAACTTTCCACGTATGTTTTCATAGATCTGGATAAGAAAAACAGCAAACCTTCTTATCATTTATACATCCCATTTTCGATAGACACTGGAGAATCCCATGCTCCATATTCTTCCACAATTTTTCTGGTTTTTAGATCGACTTTGAGGTATCCTTCTAATGAGGGAAAACCTCCGTCGTAACCTTTAATATACAAATATTCATCTACGATCTTAGCTCCGGTAACGCTCATCGGTGAATCCGCATAATATGGATCACCAATTTCATGCGCCATATCGTATACTGATTTAGTTTCATTGTTCTCGGCATGTTCGAGTGTCTTTATTGCCTTGCTTATTGCAAGCGTATAAATAATAGTTCCAGCATCCGGATTAATAAGGTAATAGTCTGCGAGAAGTATTTTTAATATCTCTGCTGCTTCCTTATTTGTTAGCTCGCCATCGCCATTCACAATATCATTCAATCTTCCCATTTCTAATCCTCCTCCTATTTCTTATTTTTCATTAAAATAAGATTAATTGCGATTGCAAACAAACCTGCCGCAATAAGATAAGCTGGATCATTTCCGCCATACAGAAATCCGAGTACACATAATAAACCTAAAGCGCATTCAATCATTCCATCTAATCCTCCTTACTTATAGTCGCGCGATTTTCCAGTCCTTTATTTTGATTGTGTTTTTCCATCATTTCACGAAGGTTAATAGCTGGAATAATACAATCTCTTGCGAAATATCGTTCAGCAATCTCTTCCCACTCTTTTTCAGATCGGGCAATTTTGATTGGCTCTTTCGGATTTCTTTTCTTAAGCTCAGAAATATATAAATAACAGCTCCGGACGAATATTGCAGCATCTTCTGAAGAATATCCATGCACGAAGACCAACTCGTCCGTCAGTTCAATGATAGCTCTCTGAAGATTCCTATCGCTTAATTTCTCGACCTCAGATCTTCCAATACTTTTCATTATAGCAATCACTCCTTTAAATATTTTTTATTTAGTATACGACTGCATCTCTTTCAATCTTATAAACCATGTCACTCATTACTTTTTCACATTTTTCACTACAAATATAATTTTCATAGTTATACTGCAGTCTATTTGTCATCTTTCCGCAAACGCAGCATGGTTTTGCCTGATCTGTCAGAATATAGCCGACTGGGGTTTCTTTCTCAAGTTCTTCTTTTAGCAATCTTTTGAACTCCTCCGCATATTTCTGCGAGTCTTTTTCATATTTGATTCGCTTATTATTCCATGCGATATAGTCATTTGGGTATTCAGCCTTATACTCTGGTGCTACGAGATTGTGCTTCTCCAGAATAATCAGACCACATCTTATTCTGGCTTCCGTTTTTCTGGATAATGATTGTCCATTCATATATTTATATAATGATCCTATCCCAACACCGGCAAGTTTTGTAAACCGTACCGATCCGAGATTATATTTTTCTAAATATTCATGAATAGTATCTCGTGTAAACATATCTATTTCCTCTCTATATTTTATACGGACATGTCTTTTAGGTCTTCCTTGAGAAGAAGGAGAAAGTCTTTCAAATCTTCAAGAGTAAATCCTTCCTTATTGCAGGTATTGGTTCGACCTAAGTGTTTGTAGTAATTAATAATTGTACCACTAGCAAGATGAATGATATAAAACTCGTCCTGGGCATAATAAAGCAGGAAATTTTCTGTGTTTTTTATACCCTGACACATGACTTCAATGTCAAAGATTTCATCAGAGGTAAACACCTCCCGGAATACTTTTACAAAATCTTCCCGTTCAAAATGATACTGTGGGAGATCATCGAGATATTGATTGTGCATATCATTTCCTCCTTAAATAAAGAAAAGAGCCTGAATATATTTCGCTTCAAGCTCTTAAAGAAAAACATTGGATAATAAAAGAGGAGTAACCCATTTGAGAGCTACTCCTCTAAATACCAATCAATATTTTCAGTTATATGTGTGGCACGAATTCTTAGATTTTCCAAAAAGTCTTTTGAAACATTATCAGACGGTGCTAACCAAAGCGAAATTGCGAAGTATCGATCGGCTACTTTCTGATTTCCATCGTCTTCTTTTCTCCAGGAACTCTTTAGAAAATATACAGATAGTCTCCGCCTAAGTTTTCTTATAAATTTCATTCCGACCAGTCCATATCAACTTTCTGAATATAACAGCTCTGATAATCCACAAGCATAACCGAATCTTTTTTAAAGTTTATAATACAAGGCTCATTCGCATCAACATACGTGTCATATATAGCTGTTTTCCACATTGCTTCATTATATTCACCAATGGTGGATTTATCTGTCGAATTGTATTCTTTATATTGCTCGTTGTTTTCGAACAGAATTATATTACTGCCTTGCTCGTCATCATTGCTTAAATACGACAGAATATAAGTTCCCTCTTCAATTTGATCCGATGAATATAATCCGGGCTTAAGGATTTCGCCGTCATTTAATATATTTTTATCTTTTTCTGTAGACGATTCGCCAGTTAAAGATCCATAAGACTGATCCATAATTAGAACATTGCCATCCGAAATATTTACTGAGCATGTTTCATCTGGATATACATATGTGCAGTAATATGAATTTGCTTGGATAGCATCATCCTCTTCTCCGATTGTGGATCTGGGACTCGTGCGATAATATCCCATATAGTCATCAATAGTCTCAAAAATGATTATTTCCATTGAAGAATCTTCGCCCCTGTTCGTGAAAGTATAGCTTCCAGCTTTCAAGTCATCTCCTACAATATATATTCCAGATGCTATACTTGATCCATCATTTTCATACCAATCGGTGTCAGTCACGACATCTTTTGAATCTGAGACTATGCTTTCGCTTGATGATTCCGTTTCTTCTTGATTCGTTTCTACTGAATTTGATGATAGATCATTATTGTTTTCGATTACACCGCTGCTATCTTGGTGCGTTGTATCGGTCGACACTGATTTCTCAGTTCCTTGGCATCCTGTAAAACAGATAGTTGTTCCTAATACCAAACATACAATGATTGCTCTTTTACTTTTCATATAAAGCCCTCCTTTTATTGGTATTATTGTATCATACTTTCCACAAATATAAAAGGAGAGCCTCAGATTTTCCCAAGACTCTCCAATACAATTAATCTTCATCAGCAAAACCGATTAGTAATGAAACTCCCGTATCATTTGTAAATCCATCGACCTTCAAAAAATCCTGTCCTACAGTCCCAAGATCTTTGATGGCGATATCGTTAACTAATGCCATCTTTCCACAACTGTCTTCCCAGAAATCGTCAAGTTTTCCAACACTCATATTAGGCTTTGGTAAGTCTTTATATGGTTTTGAAATAATTGCTTTTCTAGGCTTCAGCAGTTTCTTTCCTGTCACTACTAAAACGATACCTCCAACAACCACTCCGGTTCCGATGAGGATCTCTTTCTTATGTTCCTCTACAAATGTTTTGATTTCTTCTAATTTCATAGCTGTTCTCCTTTCAAGAATATCAATTGTATTTCATATGAGTGTATGTTTATCTCGCGATTATTTATACAAATTCAGAACATACTCAAGAGCTTTCCTAGCGAGATCATCTTTCGGCTCTATATCCCAACCACGATCATAATGGACAATACAACTTTCGAAATAATGCCAGGGAATAAATTTATCATCATATCCTATCCACAGTTTCGAAATTCTTCCATCATTGATTCCATACTTACTACCGGTCTTAAAAACCTTTGCCTCATATACGAATTTAGAACCATCAATTTCAAAAGATCCTTTTTCCCACATAACTCATTCCTCCACCTTTTCTATACGCCATCCTGCTATATCAGTGATTTCTATGCCATGCAATGCCATCACACCATCTAACATTGCAAAATCTTTAAGAGTTGGTGATTTTGGATACGTAAATAGTGGACGATTATTCTTGTCTTTATATGGTGATCCGATGATCGTCTCTCCGTCTCTTAATATTATTATGATTCGCTTCATAAAATATCTATCTCCTATCTCAAATCTTATTCGGACTACCAAATATGTTGTTTATCAATTCTTCCACTGTATCTGGATTAAGTAATGCTCCAGCAGCTTTCGGATGTCCGCCTCCGCCATATGCATGAGTAATTTCATCTCCGAGGTTAATATTGTCTCTAATTGTTCGAAAGCTTATCTTGCCTTCGGAAATATCAATGATTGCGATATACACAAGTTTCGGGTTTAGTTCACATAAACGATTACCAAGTTCACTGATATATCGTTCCGCAAATACCACTCCGTATCTGTTTCCAAATATATCTTCCTTTTTAATTATCTGAGAATTTTTCTCATCAACATAGTGATTTATGTCTTTTCGTAATTGAGCAAGCATTGTTTTCTCTTCCAGTCCAAATGCCGGAAACACATCCGAATCATTTAACGCTATCTTCGCCATAACCCACTCGATAAATTCAACAATGCCATACATTGAAAAAAGATTATTCATATCATTGCAGATACTTCCAGCATTCCCAAGTTCTTTCCAACGCCATGTATCCCAGTCACGCACGATTGCTACAAATTTACTAATATTTTTCATAGTATCCGCATCGCGCATATTAAACATTGAGAAGTTGTATAAATACACGTAAAACAGCTCAGTTCCAGACGTTTTACAATAACTACATATTGGAAGGTTTTCCATTACATGACACCAATCGTATTTATTCAGCCAAAGTGCAGTTGCATGATGATCGAATAATCGAGGCATTATATTATCCTTGTGTTTTTCTATCTGTCTTGCAACCTCTTCACTAACACTTAGATCAGTGATATAGAGGCCATAATATGCTGAATTGGATAAACTACGGCTCATAATAAATTTGAGCACTTTTTGATTAACATTGTCATATGAACAAAATTCAACATCGACATTTTCATACCCAAATGCCAAGTACGCAAGGACAGCACAACCAACCCCATCAAGATCTGTGTGTGTAAATAATTTAATTCGCATTTTCTTTTCCTCCGATCTTATTTTTATGGAACATTGAGATTAGTATGAGATTTTGTCAACTAATTCAAACCGGTATTTGCGTTTAATATTTGGATATTTTTTATGATCGACTTTTCCCATAAACATATCAAACGGTCTGGCAAATACGTCTCCATAGTGAACATCTGATTTGATAGCTTTTCCATCATATAGTGCTTTGTAAATCACAAACATTTCGCCAGTTTCTGTATGCCGCGCAAAATGCAAGACTTCATACCTATATAGACTATTATTTTTCTTGATACACTTTTCATCAAGTGTCTCTCTTTTGAAATGTTCAACGATAGCTCCCTCATATATTCTTGCTTCCCCTTCTTTGGCTGTGACCTCAATGCGATCGGTTACTTCGTTATAATTTGGGCATTCCCTGTCGTCCAAACGCATACATGGCCCATCTCCAATGCTCTTAAAAAATCCATAAATACAATTTTCGCATTCGATCATAAATATCACTCCTTTAACTCATTTACCGTTTTCATAACATTTAAAAATTCTTCTTTTGCCCTGGCGTTAATCATCAATCCAGTTTCGGTACACCACTGAACTTCATATGAAAGAATATCACTCTCATTCACAATTGCTCTACTTGCATTGCAATCTCTTACAATTTTAAAGAAATCTTCCGGATCGAGAATATCATAATCTGGTGCTATCATTACCTCATGGATCGATGAAGGCATGACAAAATAATTTCTTCCAAGATGCTGCCAAATAGCTTTTCTGATTTCTTTATCAAGAATCAAGCTTGCTCCATAGTCTTCGTTTTCATAATCGAGCATATATAAATTTAGAGTATCTTCCTCATACATTAAGCCAGTCACATGCGCTCCATGGCTACGATCTGCCTCAATTGCAGCCGTATGAAGAATGGCTTGTGTAATATCCAACATCTGAAGCATTTTGTATGTTATGATTGTTTCTTCAGATTGATTGGGAGATAACAGCACATAATAAAACGAGAAATCTCCCTCAGTTCCGACAACGTAATCTTTTCCATCTTCGAAATTTGTTCTCTGAAAATTAATCATACGAATACTAAGTCTATCTTTGATTTCATCAAAATTTTTATTCATAGTGTTATCCCCTTTCTATTAAGTTAAAATATCAATCTATACAGTATGTAAATAATATCAAAGAGCAAAAGTCCTCTGAATATAACAATGATTACACCGGCTATAGGCATATAAATATTTTCCAATTTTGTATAGTTTTTGCATCTAAATCTGATCTTGTCCATGGTATTGAGAATAAATTTATAATAAAACTTTCCAATCCCAACTACGATAAGATAGATAATAAATATGGTAAACGTTATTTTAGCTAGCATAAATATTATTCCTTTCACTTTAGTTTCGATCACTTAAAACAACAAAACCAGGAAATCCCAAACGTTCTCTCTGTTCTTTTGTTAGAAGACCTGTCGCTGTTATTGCTTTATGATCTGCTGCAATATATTGGCTCTTTAATGTGGCATTTTCATTTGAAACGCTCACAGTAGCCTTTCTGCATTCCAGATATGCTGAGTACATCATCAATAATGCCTCTTCAGTATTTCTCAAATTTTTCTTCAATTCTTTCTTTTTCATTTGCATACCTCCTCATAGTCTTCAAATTCGCATGGCTTTTCTTTCTGCCAAACAGAATCGACAATCTTTAAAATATCATCGCTATATGTGTCTTTAAATCTGTTCAACGTATATTCTAATTGATCAATATCGATTGCATACTCTTTGCTATAATGTTCCCCAAACACACTGAGATTCCATGTTCTTATATATCCGGGTTTTATTGTAACTGTAAATCCAATCCCATATTCATAGCATCCATTAGAATATAATAATATATAGTTTCATAACAGAGGCTATTTTCCCCGCGAAGTCGAAATGCCTAATGACTATAGCTTAATACCAAGTATATGGCATACCAATTTTGACACAACTACCACCGGCAATAGAATTACACTGACTAGACAAGCTAATGACACCGCCACAATGGTCGCTAACAATTCTCCATGTTTTGTCTTTTCACACCATTCAACACGCGGGCACATTCCGTACGGGGTATAGCATTCATTATTGCACTTATCCATTCGCATGTTATTTTTTCTCATTTTAATCAGCCATCTTCCTCAATTAAATTTAACATATAATCGATAATGTTATTTGTATTTTCCTGAGATAGCGTTGCGCTGCACACCTCATAGTTTTCAAATTCGAACGGCTTTCCGTCAAGCATACGATCAACTCTTCATTGAATATATGCTTTTTCTTTCTGCCAAACAGCATCGACAATCTTTAAAATATCATCAGTGTATGTGTCTTTAAATCTGCTTAATGTATATTTTAACTGATCGACATCAATTGCATACTCTTTGCTATAATGTTCTCCAAACACACTGAGATACCATATTTTTATATATCCGGGTTTTATTGTAACTGTAAATCCAATCCCATATTCATAGCATCTTCTTGCGATTTTTCCGACAAATTCATCATAGACATCTCGATAGTACATATTTATTTCTCCCTTGTCCATGCCGTTTTTGGAATCCATTCTCTGATAGTTGACGAACGTCTGCCATTAGATATAGTCATACGAACAATATATTTTTTCTTAGGGTCGATAGAACCTCCCAATTTTTCTAAGTCTTCTAATCCATTCTTAACAGATTCTCTCTTAGAGTTTAGAATATTGCAACCATAAGACCATACACACTCTCGTCGTTCATAGTTTAGATGTACTCCGTCGTTGGAAACAGCCTCATCTACCAGCACCGGTATCCAAGGAGTCTCCTTAAGCCACTCATCCAGAAATTCTGTATACTTACGATTTTCTGCATACTCATAATATTTGGAATGTATTCCATCAGCTCCCTGTGTAAGGGAAAATCGTTTTGTTCTTGCATCCCAAATGATACAGACGAAGAAACAACAATGGCCATACATTACACCAAGTTTCTTTGAATATTCATCATAACTGCATACCCGATAGCATTTGTCAATATGATTAAGTATCCAGTCGTATACTCTGTCCTTTTCAATCGGTTTCATATTGTGTTCGTTCATCCATAGCATAGTTAAAGGTTGCCTATTAGCTTCAAAAAACTTAACGTCCTGGAAAATATCAAGGTAATTGAATGGTGTATTATCCAGACAATAAGGAAGCGTTACATCTCGAACAGAATCGAACTCTTTCCTTCTTACATTATCTTCGCTAACCTTCAAACCAGCTTTTAACAATGTATCTTTTAAATTCATCTCATATTCCTCCATAATTTTATAAATTTAATTATCCGTTCTTTTTCCAACTATAACATCAGCCATAAACGTTATGGAGTTACTTGGAAAATGCTCAGATTTTCGATTATCAATAGCTGTAAATGTTATATAATCCCTCAATTTTGGTATGAGATCCTGGATGAGGTCATCTTGAATACTTTCTGGATAATATAAAACACGGGGATCATTACGTCGCATAGTAATAACTGATCTAAGATTTTCACACTGAATACGTTCTGAGTGTACGATCAGCGTATTATTACTTGTTGGCATAAAATTTTTATAAAATTCAAGCTCCCTTTTTGCTTTTTTTAATTTCTGTCTCAGATTCATTTTTATCTCCTTTCACGAGCGAATCATGCATATACTCTACTGCAGTACGCATCGTATCTGATGTGTTCATCCACGTCACATGTCTAAGATCTTCTAGTCTCTCAGCCTCCTCCTTAGTCATCCGAACCCGGCAATTAACAATTCTGGGATTATTCGTCGCCGGTCTTCCTCTTTTAGCCAAAAATATCCTCACCTCTTTTCTGTATTACAAAAAATCTAAAAAGAAAAGAGAGCCAAAACCTTTGTAGGTTCAGACCCTCTTCAAAACTACTTATTCAGTTCAACATGATCTTGAATACAGCGATCATAAACTGAAAATAGTTTCCTTCCTTACTGATTATATGGCCCTTGTCATTAAGACCTCTGTAGTAAGTAAGCTCCCATTTTCTTTTCTTGAATAATCTTCTGATTTTCATTGTCATTGTCATTTCCTCCTAAATATATTTCTATAAAGGGGAATGTTTATTTCGCGGAGTAACCACTATTATTTTCTTCCAGCTTTGCTTTCATCTGCTTAAGAATATCCTCCACCTCAATTCTTGTCCGATCGCTGAGCTTCATGTACGCCTTGTGCTCATCATACCATTTAAAAATTTCAAAAAGATTTTCTTTTGCCCAGCTGAACGCCCACCAATCACAAATCATTTCGATGATATACTCATAAGGCATATCAAGAGTAATCTCGCCTTCGTTTGGATCATCGTTAATAAGAATCCAATGCTGCCAATGGTGTGGATTCCTATGAATATGAACCAGCCATGCTCTCCGATACTCTTGGAGTACCTGATACGATCGATTTCCACCATAAAAATATGCATCGTACGCTTCATACTCGTCTGGTTTATTTTTAGATGCATCATGCGAAAATATGATCTGATGCTCAAGATCTACAGGAATTTCATACTCCTGCTCATTTGCCTTTGTAATCACTTCTGGCAAATTTTCCTCCATCCAACGAAATCCTTTTGCCACATTGTCTCGATGATTCTTCAAATATAAGTCATATTCTCTACTCATTTTTCATACTCCTTAGCCCACAAACATTTTCTAGGTACTTTTTTCCATGCAACAACATCGTAACGTTTACACTCGTTATCTTCCATGACTAAGTTATCGTCAATTGGAGCCCGACAGGACATATATACCTTGTATCCTCTAAATACCCGCATTCTCTCAAGATTTACCCACGTATCGCTCCATTGCGTATAATGAAGAAGCATTACCCGTGGATAATATGTTCCAGCTCCGTCACTACATGTGCACAAATACCACCCGTCTTTCTTCGGCTTAAAAATCGGATAAGGTCTCCAAATATTTAACATAATACCTCCATATCATATTAATCTCTTTCATTGTCACCTATGTACGTAAAATATCAATTATATATTTTTCCGCTTTTCTTATCTCTTAAAACAATCCTTTCTTCTATTGAAAAACCGGCATAATTTGCTATTCTATAGAATGTGTCAATGAGCCAACTTATTTTATTTCGATCAGAGTCTGCCTTCTTTATCGCTTTATATGCAACATAATCATTGCATCCAGACCCATTTTTACGAAGGTTTTCTTTTCTTTTTGATTCTTTTTTTACAATGAATGTGTTATATCCAAGACTCTCAAATATCCAGTTCGCATCTCTAACATTCGGTGCCCTGTCTTCCGACAAATATCTGCTGATACTTGTTTCTGAGATAGTGGCAATGTTAGCCGCATCGCGAATAGATAAATTTTCTTTATCCATGATATGCCTTAATTGATCTGCAAAATAGCTATTGCTCGATCTATAGACTATCTCATCCATTTATCCCTCCACTAACATATTTATTTATATATTTTTCCATACTTTTTAATATATTCCTGTTTTATTTCCAATTTTCGGCCAGCAATATACCCGTCATAGCTTTTTTCTTTTCGTATACTGGATTGCAATATATCATGCTCTCTCTTTTCTCTAATATATTTTTCACAATCTATGTGACACCCAATGTGTCTGGATTTGCAATCATGACAACATAATAGGGGCAATGGAATCACCTCTTTTTCTTCAAATTATCAATTACAGGAATTCTTCATCTCTTCTTCGTGCAGCTGTCTGATTTTCACTGCAAGGTAATTGATTGTATCTTTTCTGTCTATATAGCCAGACAGAATCGTTTTTACCTGTTCTGTAAAAATATCTTTTTCATCTTCAGTCATATAGCTTAGCCCTCCTTATTTAAGTTTCATAGATATAGTCATTCCTTGTGCGAGAATCAGCATTTCAAAGGCAAGTATTTTATCTAACTTATCTTCTGCATTGATATACGTTCTTATCCCCATACACAGCTCTACGACAATCAGAATAATCCATAACACATTCATGTCTTTATTACCTACCTTCCAAAGTAAAGCCACCACTTGTATATCGATAGTTCAATCTGCTTTTTCTTCAGATTTTTTATCTTCTTATTATTTTCGATGTATACCTCGATCTGTTTCTCAACCAATGCATCTGATTTCAACTCTGGATATAGTGAAACAAGCGCTACCGAATCTTCGTTTTTGAGATCATTAAACGTACTTCCCTCGTATTCCATATACTTATTCACTAATTCACCAATCTGGCTCTCAATTTGGTTGTTTTCCTCTTCATACATTGAGATCATTTCTGGAATATGACTTCCAAATGTTACATTCCAGGCAAGATCGATACTTCCGACTGTCGCAATTATAAATGCAATGCCAAACAGAACCATCCCTGTAAATGCCAGCGGATCCAGATCATCTCGTCTATACATATAAATCGAAAATCCGAACCCGATAATTATCGGTAATATTATTGCAAAAATCATCAGTTCATTCTCCTTTCTTATAGCGCGTAAATATTTTCATATTCATCGGCATCTTCTTTGTTATAGACAACGGTCATTTTGTATTCACGAATTGAATGTCCATTCTCCGCTGCCCAGTCTTCGAACAACCGTTTAGCCTCACGATAGTTCTCGGCACAAAACTGGATTTCATCATAGCCGTCAATTTTTCGGTCATAATTAAACTGATATGTTCTAATAAATATCAATCCTCCACACTAATTGTTAGAAACTGTACTGGATAATTGCCTATTGGCACATCTGCTACTGGTTCACAAAAATTGAATTGTAAATTATTATAAACCTCCTTTTTATCCAGTGTTTCAAAATCTTTCCGATCCTCGTTCCAGACAGTACGCCCAGTTTTGCATGGAGTATTACCAATATTACAATTAATGTGACTCGACTTGACGAGAGTTTCAAATTCATCTTTTGTAAGAGTAATATTATATGTTCCGGACGGCAATGACATATATGTTCTCATAAATATCAATCCTCCCATGCATATCTTCCAGATCTTCCACGAGGCCATATCCTGTAATCTTCATCGCCGTCATAATCCTTTCCGGTAATCATCCAGGAGTATGGCAAGCTTTCAATCCAAGAACAGAACCATCGCCATTCTGGCAGTACGTGATTGCGTCTCTGTCCATAGATCGTCTTAAGCTGAAGATAGTTTGTACTTATTCCGGCAGTAAGCATGATGCCGGTGGGGGCATTGTATAGCAGCCGCAAATAATTCTCTGGTGTTTGATCGTCCAAATAGTTCTGCTGAAGTTCTTTCACATACTTCTTTGTCTTTTCTGTTACATACGAGCAACAACAATCGTCAACATTCATTTTACTGATGCGATGCATTGTTGACTGGCTTGAAACAATATCAAACCAATGATATCGCTCTGCTTCTGTCCATGCCTTTACCGTGAATGTCAAGTCGAATTGGACCACAATTCCTTTTAGAAAATTGTCATGCCCTGATCCTCTCGGCGCTCCGGCAAGACTTCTTGTTTTGTTTGTTATCTCATCAGTGCACTTCGAAATATCAATCTGCATAGGATATTTCGATACTCTGACGCTGTTCTCTAGTCCGTATACCACCGCATTTTCAATTAAATTCTGCATATTGATTCCCTTTCTCAAATATAAATAGACGTTTTACACTGCGGGCATATGATGTAATCACCCATGATGGTGCCTACTGGAGCATCAGATAAATACACCGTAGATTTTTTGCAAATATCTGATATCTCATAGCTCAGAAGTACGTGGCAATGATAGCATACCACGGTCCTTGTTCTGACAGTTCCGATAATTTTAATCATTGCTTTCTCCTAACTGCTTAATTCATACGAATACCAAACATTTGCATTGTGGGCAAACAATATACCTTCTTATAATTTTGCGTATTGGACCAGTTCCATGATACTCCCAGCCAACAGATCCTTCACGAATATCCGATATGTCGTACTGCAGTAGGGCACCGCAACTTTTACATCTGGCCTCTCTTATTTTCCCTGCCTCGATAATTTTAATCATCTTCATCCTCCATTATCTCAAACTTGTTAGATAGATATTCTCTTTACACTGCGGGCATATAATATAGTCTTTTATCAATTTACGCCCATCTCCCAATGGCATCATAGTTTTAACTGTTTCATTTTTAACATCTGACTTTTCATAACTCAACAAAGCACCGCAGTTGTTACATCTTACCTTTTTCTTTGTTCCGGCTTCAAGAATCTCGATCATCTTCATCCTCCAATTCTACTGTTATACTATCTTCTCTACCAAACTCTATGAATAGCGTTAGTCCTATAAAAATCATACAATATATACCGTCAACGCCTCCTGTAATCATAGATAGTCCAAGTCCAAAAATAAAAAGACCGAAATATTTGAGAAGTAATCGAAGCATCATTTCCGCACTCCTTTCGGAATTGTTAGCATTTTAAACATTTCAGTCGCTTCTGGGCCTTGTATTGCATTTAAAATAGTGATATTACCTTGTTTTTTCTGCTCACCAACGATAAGAATCGGATTATCGCCGTTTTCACTGTTTACGTAGCTTACAAGTACACATATTTCAAGATTTCTACTCATTTCATTTCTCTCTTTCTTTAAAGTTCACTGGTCTGTGCGAATATAAATTGACCACATTATCAAGACAATCAAAACACGGATCATCTGATTCTAATGTATCTTCATATTTGCATTTCTTACAATACTGGTCAAAATAAACTTCTTTATATGTATCCT